TCGGCGAGTCGAATCCGCTCGGCATGATCCCGATTGTCGAGTTTGTTCGCTCCTATGACCGCATGGGTGTGTTTGAGAGACAGATTTCGGATATGAATGCCCTGAACGTTGAGGTGTCCGATTTCGCCAATGCTACGGCCCAAGCCTGTCAGGAGATTTGGTGGGGCAATGATTTCGAATTTCCGGTGGACCCCAACACTGGAGAGGTCATCAAACCGAAGACCGGTGGATGGCTGCTGACGAAGACTCTTGCGAACGGGAAGTCCCCGCTTATTCAGGCCATCACAAGCACATTCGACTACGAGAACGTCCAGAAGAACATCGAGTCCAAGAGGAATTCCATTCTTCAGAAGTGCTACGTTCCCCTTCAGTCAGATCCTGGCGGCGGATCCACTGGGAGCGCCATGAGTCTTTCTTCTGGATGGACGGCTGCGGAAAATTCCGCTATGCGTGAAGAGCAGGTCATCCGGAGAAGCAAGCAGAAGGTACTGGCTCTTGAGCTGTCAGCGATCAATGTTCGTTCGTACCTGTTAGAAGGCAGTCCGCTGACCGACCTGAAACTATCGGATGTTTACATAAAGTTCACTCGCAACAAGACTTATGATCTTGGCACGAAGACCAATGCCATGGTGGCCATGATCAAGGCAGGCGTCAACGGACGCGTCGCCATGCAGACGGTAGATCTGTTTGCAGATGTGGCACAGGCATGGGCAGACAGTCAGGAGATGATTGAGAAGATCCAAGAGTCGCTTGTGGTTAAAAAGGAAGATGTCCAGATTGACGAGAAGCGTGAGACTGCGGATCTTACCGACCAGACCGGTAACAGTCCCATCCTTGACGGGATGAACATGGAGAAGTCAGGTGGTGATGCTGATGGCAATACCTGAGGGATTATCATTTGACGAGTTGAATAAACTGTACTCCAGAGAGAAGGAAGGCAATCTCCGGTCAATGCCTTTCGAACAATACTTCGGAGAGATGGAGCTTTCTCAAGAGCAGAAGGACAGGCGTGATGAGACAGCAATGGACGTTATGGCCTTTGTCCTCATTGCGCTTGAGGAAATGTACCTGAACTATATGGAAGGCAGTTACGGGTACATGGATGTCGCTGAAGAGATGAGCAGGAACTACAGTTCCATGCTTGAACGGATGGGCATCCCGCTGACCGCATACTTCGCGGCTGCACATGCGAATGATGTGGCTACGGAGATTGCGCTGGCAACGATGAATAATTCAGAGGACCCGTACTTCTACAGTGAAGACAGGGCAAGGCTGATTGCCGAGAATGAGGCGAACAGCATCTGGAATGACAGTGAGCACCAGGATGCAATCCTGACAGGCAAGTCACGAAAAACGTGGCATGCGATCATCGATAAGGTAACCAGAGATACCCACAAGGATATCAATGGCACAACTGTTCCTATAAACGAGCCTTTTCGAGTTGGGGATTCATTGCTCCAATACCCAAGAGACGAATCGCTTGGTGCGGACCCAAAGGAGATCGTGAATTGTCGGTGCTCGGTATCATATTCATAGAAACAAGGGATTGGCGAGTAAAGTAGCCAGTCTCTTTTTCATATAAACAACACTGCAAGTCAGAGAAGACTCAAAAACACAGAACTATAAACCATTTGTCAGAGAAGACGTAAAAACACATCGAAACGCTCAGAGAAGAGGGTAAAACACAGGAGGCAAAGAATGGGAGAAGAGACACGTGTGCAGGAGCAGACGAATCCGGAGCAGGGCGAGAATGTTACCGGTCAGGAAGAACAACAGGAGACTGTTACAGTCGAGTCGCTGAGTGCCGACAATGCAAAGCTGAAGGCCGAGCTGGCAAAACAGAAACTTGCGCTCGATAAAGCACTGCACAACAACGGGGAGCTGACAAAACAGCTTCGCGCCAAGATGACCGCACAGGAACAGGAAGACGAAGCCAAACGGCAGGAGGCAGAAGCCTTCAAGAACCACATGGCGGATCTCGAAAACTTCAAGAAGAAGACCGAAGCGAAAGAGAGATACGTGACCATTGGTATGTCCGTAGACCTTGCGAAGGAAGCCGCAGAAGCGGAAGTGGCCGGCGATATGGATGCGCTGACTGATGTGTACAAGAGACACTACGATGCATCCCTCAAGGCAAGCAAGGATGAATGGTTTAAGTCGAGACCTGAACCGGCTGCAGGTAGGCAGGAAGATGCTGCGAAGGAAGATCCGTTCCTTGCCGGATTTAGCAAAGCATAAGTAAAAATCAGAGAGCCATTGAGCCCCAGAACAAATAGAAAAGGAGGCTCAATATGCCCACAATCAACTATGCTGAGAAATATTCCCCGATAGTTGACGAGCGTTTTACACTCGGCGCACTCACTGCGGGAATGGTAAACAACGAGTATGAATGGATCGGTGTGGAGACCGTCAACGTCTTCTCTATCCCGACCGCAGCCATGAACAACTACACCCTGACGGGTTCAAACCGTTACGGTACGCCGGAAGAGCTCGAGAACGCTGTTCAGGAAATGAAGGTGTCTCAGGACAGATCCTTTACCTTCACCATCGACCGTAAGAGCCATGATGATACCATGATGACCATGGAAGCCGGCCGTGCACTTCGCAGACAGATCGATGAGATTATAATTCCTGAGATTGACACCTATCGTATCGCTGCTTATGTGGCTGGATGCAAAGCTGCTCATGTACATAACAGCACAGATCCTTCCGCAAGCAATGCGTACGCACTGTTCCTCGCAGCGCAGGAAGATCTTGACAATGCAAAGGTCCCGCAGGGTGGACGTTTCGCTATCGTCACTCCGGCTTTCCTGAACTTCCTGAAGCAGAACGACAACTTCATTAAACAGTCTGACATGTCTCAGGAGATCACCATCAGCGGTGTTGTTGGTGAGGTTGACGGTGTCATGATTGTCAAGGCTCCGGCTTCTTACTTCCCTGAAGGAATCCATTGTGTTCTGACTAACCGTATGGTTATGCCGTCTCCGGTTAAGCTACAGGATTATAAGATCCATCAGGATCCGCCTGGAATCAACGGCTGGCTTGTAGAAGGACGACTCCGCTACGATGCATTCATCCTTGACGAGAAAGCAGTTGCAATCTCCGTGATCGCCAACTCTGGTGCTTCTACTGGAGACAGCGTGACCGTTTCCCCGTCTACCGCATCCGTTGCTGTTGGCGGAAAGGTTGCCCTGACCGCCCAGACGCTTCCGGCAAACCGTGCAGTGACTTGGACTTCTTCCGATGCGACCAAGGCGACTGTGGCTAACGGTGTAGTTACTGGCGTTGGTGCTGGATCTGCTACCATTACTGCTACAGCTACGATCAATGGCAGCACTTACACTGACACCTGCACTGTTACCGTGACTTCTGCCTGATAGGCACGGGAAAGAGAGGTACTGATGATAGCCCTTATCAGAGACGGAATCACTATGGAGGTAGCAACAGAGTTGCAAGCCTCCGTATTCATTCGAAGCGGTTATAAGCGTATCGAAGCGAAAAAGGCTCCTGTCGAGGAGAAGTTATCCGAGGCTGTTGTTATCGGGGATGAAGAACCAGAACAGAAACCGAAGCGCAGAACGACACGCAAAACCAAGGCATAAAGCGAGGTGTTGAGCATGGAGCAGGAACTTCTGTCAATGGTACAGACTTATCTGGGATACACTGGTGAAACTGTAAGTGACGACTTCGTCCTGCTCCTCATCGACCGTGTAGTCGGGGATTACAAGGAGCAGCGCCATTACCCAGCTACGATGGATGAAGACGCCATCCAGGCAGACGTGGAGGCATACTTCGCTATGCGTGGTGGGTATGTCGCAACAGAGATCATTCCGGCGATGCTGGGCAAGGTAGGTGGCGAGGGACTGTACTCTCTGGTGGATAACCAAGTATCCAAGAACTGGAAGTACCCATTCCCCGTATACCTGCCTGATGTCGTACCGTATTGCGAGGTGGTTTAAGTGCGAAATCTCAAATCAAATAATCGCAAATTATGGTACGCCTTGTATCTGGGACAGACAGATGCTGTCGATGAGAACGGTGATTTCACCGGCGATCAGGCCATCAGCTACACTGAGCCAGTGCAGTTTGAAGCGAATCTGTCAGCAACGAGAGGTA